AGATTAAAGGAGGAACCTTATGGCAACTAAAGAGGAGCATATTAAGGGAATAGCAGATATAATTGCATCAGAGCAATGTTCTAGGCTACCACATGAAGATGCGGGGTCAGGAATGTTTGTTGTAAGAGGCGCCCTTCCCTACACACTAATTAGGGCAATCGCAGAACAAATTTACCATCGAGGCTATAGTAAATAGATAAATACTAATAATAGTATAATCTAGCCCAACGGAAGAACCGCAGGCTGTAAAAGGCTTGCGGTTCTTTTTTTGTATTTAAGGAGCAATATGAACGGCAGAATAGCCCGCAAAATACGCCAAGTTAATAGGCGAAATTGGAGAGAATACCTTAGTGAAATAAAAGGATTGTCCTTTACTGTCCGATGGCGACTTGCCTGGTGGCTTGTCTTCGGTAAGAAGATTGAGCATAAAAAGGAAAAGCAACGTGGGAGGTAATTGTGAAAATAGAGAAGTATCGCTTAACTTCAGAAGGGCGTCTAAATGCTTGGGCAGCTAAGGCGGAAAGTGAGGGGAAAGAACTGACATTGGGGTTGGCGTTTAAGTATGCCACAGATGGTAAGGGCATCCTTCAGTATATCCTAGCTAATATCTGTATAGGTATATGTTTTCCAATAAGAGTGATAAAAAGGATATTCAGGTCTTAGTTAGTAGGAGGTAATCATGCCGTATCCAACTGAGCATAGTTGTCGGTTAGCTGACCCAGGGCAATTTGATAGATTCGCTCGTAAGAATGGCGAGCAGGAACACGAAGGAAAGAAAATTGATGTCATTTATGGCATTAAAGATGGTAAGTCAACAATTCAGGCATTGAGATATGATAAGAAAACTTGGACGGAGCGGAGTGCCCGTTCTCATTGTAAATCTAGGGATGGAAGTTTCGAGGCAGCAACCGAAGAAGCTAAGGAGGCGAAAATGTTAAGTGATAAAAACAAGGCGAATCTACTTCAAACGGCCTTAGTCTCAGAATACGGCATACAGAAGGAATCCCCCATACCCAAAAACTTGTCTGTCGAGGAGGTCTTTGAAAGCGAGATTATCTATAACATTGATGGACAACTTTACCAGTCCAGCTACGAACTGGGCGAGAATGGCAAGGCTACCTTTGGAGAGCCCAAAAAGGTAATAGGCACCAAGATATTCAAATCCATGGAATCGCTGTCTATGGAGAATAAGCGAACTATGCTGGATACTGCGTTGCACGCTCATTTGAATTTAGCAGAAGGAGAATGGGCGTGGATAGAAGATATGACTGAAACCGAGGTTTTTTATAACCATGACCGGCAGTCGTATAAAGCCACATATTCCATTGAAGAAGATGGGACAGTTACGATAGGCGTTCCTGTGAAGGTGATACGCCAGACTACATATAAACCAATGGAATCGCTACAGTCTGCATACTCTGAGATTATTCAGGAAGTGGGCAAGCGCAATGCCAGCTTAGATTCTGCCCGGGTGAAGAAGATTGTGGCGCTGTGCCAGGAGTTATTGTCATCCGAAGAGCCAGAAGAAAAGAAAACTACAGAAGCCTTGAAGGAAACTGTTTCAGTGTTGAAATGGCTCAAAGAGCAAGCAGTAATGAAGACTGAAGATGGTGTTAAGTTTCCTGCTGATGCCTATGCTTATGTTCCTAACCCAGAGAAGTCCACAACTTGGAAATTAAGATTATGGGAAGACCCAGATAAGAAAGTAACCAGAGCTCAGTTAGGACGTGCTGCTGCTGCTCTAAGTCCTGGTGGATTCAGGGGGCAGAAGGTAGCGATACCCTCCGCCGATTTGTCAGCCGTAAAGCGTAAGATAAGGGCGGAGTATCGCAAGTTGGATGTTGAAGACGAGGAGATACCGAGGTGGGTAAAGGAAGCTATGACACGGGAATTGTCACGGAATTATATGCCACTTACTGAGGCTACTTTTGATAAGGGGAAGGCTACTGTAATCGTTATCAAGGCTGGTTTCAATGCTGATAAGTCAAGATACTATCCTGCTGAGATGCTGAAGCGGGATTACAAGGTATTCGAAGGTCAAAAAATGTATGCCGACCACCCGACTGAGGAAGAGGAAAAAGCACTTCCCGAAAGGTCAATAAAATCTGGGGGGTGGGTTGCTACATTAAAAGATGTAAAGTGTGACGAAGACGGCACTGTCACTGGAGTTGCTGATATTATTGAAACGTGGCTGATGCAGAAGTTAGCCTTATTGCGAGATAAAGATATGCTTTCAGAAATGGGCATATCAATCAATGCTTTGGGCAATGCTTCGAAAGCTACTATCGAGGATAATGCTACTCTGGTGGTAGAAGAGTTCACAGGATGTAGGTCAGTTGATTTCGTGACCGAAGCTGGGGCCGGAGGCAATGTCACACTCTACGAATCAGATAGGGGTCACGATATTGACCTAGTAGAACTGGCGACCTTAAAGGAGCGACGCCCTGATTTAATGAAACTTATTGAAACTGGAATCAGGGCAGAAATAACCAAGGAGGTTAAGAAAGCTATGGAAGACAAGGAAAAGATTACGGAACTGGAAGGTCAGATTTTAACGCTGACCACTGAGCGCGATGGTCTCCAAACCAAGGTAACCGAGGCAGAGAAGGAGAAGGTAAAAGCCGAAGCACAAGCCACCATCAAGGAGGCTGTAGATAAGGCTGAGCTACCCGATGCTGCCAAAGAGCGCCTTATTGAGAGGTTTAAGGATGCCGAGTCCGCCAATGGAATTGAGGAGGCGATACAGTCTGAGGTGGATTATATCGCTAAATTAGCCGAATCGGGCAAGGTGAAGGGCTTGGGTCCCACTAAGACCGACCCGGTGAAGGACAAGGAAGCCCTTAAAGAGTCTTTCAAGAAACTTCACCCGGAATGGACGGATGACCAATTAGCGACTGCCGTCACCGGACGCTAGGTAAAAAATAACCAAGGAGGAAAATAAAATGAGTCCAGCTTTTGGAGTTTATCCCGCACTAGATGGACTGGAAGCGGGAGACGAAATATCATCTACCTATGAAGGTAGGCACATAACAGTTCTGGAGAGTGACCTATTCCACCCTTATCACTCAGACGGCTATGTAGATAAGGGAGACCCGGTGGTTGCCAGAACCTCAACCGGGTATATTGTGGGCGTAGCTTTTGCAAGTGCATCAGCAGCTACCGACCAGATTGCCGTCGACACGGAAGGTATCTGGAACCTTGAAGTCTATGCCGACACTGACGATGTGTGGGCGACTGACCAAACCGGCGCCATAACCCCGGGCGATGCCCTATTCATCGATAGTGTAACCACAGGTGCAATCACCGCTGGGGTAGGTGCTTGCGGTATCAGTAAGAGGCGAGACCATGCTACTCAAATCCCGTTCGGCATTGCTTACGGTGTTATGGATGATGGCGCGGAGGGGACAATTGCCGTCAAGATACACAGCCAAGGTTCTTTCGACCTTATTTCTGCTATGGTGAACAGGGCAGTGGCAAGCGGTTCAATGGGATGGTCATTCTTTGGAAGGCTAACTGATGGTGGGTCTGAGGGGCTTAATGGTTATGTAGATGGTACTATTCTTGGTACAAACACGGGTGCTGTCTATGGCTTCGGTTCTTGGTTGGCCTTGGATGCGGCTGCGGATATAGCGGCGGCTATTATAACCCCACTAGACTTGGGTATCTATTCAGGTGCGGCCCAGGCAGCGGCGACTCTTTTCGGTGCCCAGATTCAGTTCCAGCTAACGGGTGCTCCAGCCAGTTTATATAACTGGAGATTAAACCACACCCATATTATTACTGCTGTATACTATGCGTCAAATACGATATCACTAGGATATGTTGCAGCAGCTACTGAACAAGATGCACCTCTTGGCTATATACCGTTCGCTGTGATTGCGGGCGTAAACGGCGGCAACCCTGTTCAAATTCGAGTCTATGCTGACAGGGATTAAGGTAACTAAAACAAAAAAAGGAGCGAAAAGAAGATGCGCAAACTCAACTTAAAGAACTACACGGTAACAATAAAAATTCCTGATAGACTTAATCCGGGGCAAGAGATAGAGGCGGAGTACCCTTTTAATATGAAAGACTCCGCAATAAATGTCCTTTTTATACCACAACTCCGATTAAACGGTGTCGAGTTGCTAAAAGCCAATGTGCTCGGCCAGAAGATATTAGCCTGCGAAGGCGATGAAATTCTTCTGGAAGATGCTGAATGGCAACGGCTCTCGGCAGCTATAACCGCAACCCAGGGGTTAGGGCGGATGGAAGTCGAATTTGTGACGCGCATCAACAACGCGGAAGAGGTGGAGGTGGAACCAAAAAAATAAACATAGGAGGATAATCCGAAATGGAACTAATGAAATTGATGGAAGACTGGAGGGGCTATGTCGCCCTTAGCGATGTAAACAGGGGCGAGGGCTATGAGCAGAAACTAAAGGAGACGGTTGATCTGCTCAGTAATGCCCATAACCTTCCAGCTCATAAACACGAATACCTAATCAGGGAAGCACTGACCACATCTGACTTCCCGTACCTGTTCGGTGATGTGCTTGACAGGCAAGTCTTGGCATCCTATAAGGCCGTTGACCCGGTATGGAAGGCGTTTACTAAACTGTCTACTAATCGGGACTTCAAGGATTCATACCGCTTTGCTATTACCGGTGGCGACCAAGTTCTCGCTCGTGTGGGTGAGAAGGGCGAGTATCTGGCGAGTGAAAGGAATGAAGTTAGATATGCCTTAGCCGTCTTGAAGTACGGGCGCCAGTTTGACATCTCCTGGGAAGCCATGATAAATGATGACCTGGGAGCGTTGAAGGACACACCAGAACGCTTTGCTCGTGCTGCGGTAAGGACTGAACATCGGCTGGTTACTGGTCAATATGCCTACGATACAACTGGTATAGCACATGTTGCAAACGGTCCCCTATATTCTACTTTAGCTGCCGAGCTTAACCAAGTTGCTGGTCTTCTAAGTATCGCCAACCTTGAAACAGCACTGGAAACGATGGCGGCTTTTATTGATGTTAATGGTGAGCCAATCCAGAACAGAGCTAAATACCTTGTTGTGCCCCCGGCTTTGGAAATGACAGCTCGCCAAATCCTGACCTCAGCTAACAAGATGTGGGTGTCTGTTCCTGTTGCCAATGTGCCCTATCCAATGACCAATGTACTTCCTCAGTATGGGTTACAGCTGATAGTTGATCCTTACCTACCCATAATGAGCCTTATCAATCAACCAGGCTTCACGAATTCAGCTAATACCTGTTGGTATCTATTCGCTGACCCGAAGGATATTGTAGCTCTTGAAGCTGCACATCTTAGGGGACACGAAAGACCAGAGATTTGCATGAAGGCAAGTGATAAGGTAACTGTCGGTGGCGGAGCAATCGGACCAATGAGTGGAGACTTTGCGACGGACAATATATTCTACCGAGTACGTTTAGTCTTCGGTGCGGCCACAATGGACTGGAGAGCTACCTATATGGGTGGTGCAACAGGTACTTAAAAGGAATTTTGTAAACTTGCTAGTCGGGGTGAGGGGTTTTGCTCCTTTACTCCTTGCCCCGGCTGGACTTCAATAAGGAGGGCAATATGACTCTTACAATAACGGAAATTCTCAGGGCAGTAAATCCGAATATAGGACTGGTAGTAAATCCAGACGGCTCATACCGCATCGGTGTAGAGGATGTCAATTCAGATGAAATACTGGTTGCTGCTGCGGCATCGGCTGTGGATTTAGCAGCTTTAGAAGTAATCAATACGGCTATACAGGTAGCTACTGAGGCTTCTGCGGTTGACCTTGCTGCTATAGAAGTGTTAAACACGGCTATAAACACAGCCCTACAAGCTGGTGGAATAACGCAAGTGCAACTGGCAGCGATGGTTACTTTACTTGGCTTTATACGGGGCACATCTGTAATCACCCCTACCACAGGAACAGGAACGGCTATAGCGACACTTGCTCCTGGTGCTGCATTCCACTTTGACGGATTGCGGTTACATATTGGCTCTGCCTTAGCTGCAGCAGAGACTCTTACAGTTACCCTTGATGATGGAGTAGGGGGAGCTTATGATACCGTTTTATTTACTCAAGACTTAGGGACTCCAGATATTCGGGATGTGGTTTTGGACTATGGGGGCAAGGCTTATGACTTTAATGCAGCCGACCAGATAGTTATAGCGTTAAGTGCCAATGCTGGTGCTGATACCTGGGGTTGTAAAACAATCCATACTTTACTATAGGTGATAAATATGAAAACGCCAGTAATTGACGGACAAAGTATAGACAGGTTCATACCAGCTAACTTGCGGCATATGTTCTACAGACATTTTATGCCTCAATATAAGTATGCCATTCATAACGGCTATGCTCCTTATAACTTCCCAACAAATGGGCTTGTTCTATATCTTCCCTTATGGGCTTTGAAGGGCAGTCCCATCAAGTCGGTAGACGCCTATAAACATTCATGCGCCATTACTGGTGCTTTATGGAGACCCTATGGGAGATACTTTGATGGGAATGACGACAAAATTGACTGTGGTGATGATACCAGTTTAGATCTTACCACTGCCCTTACTATAGGGTGTTGGATTAGAACATCACGGGCTGATGTAGACCAATACTTAGCCCATAGAGAGGATGGCACATTAGAGAATTACCGTTTAGGTATCCACTCTACTAATAAGATTATTGGAGTTATCTATGTTGCTGGTGCTGCCAAATTTCACCTAGCTACTACGGTTTTAGCACAGGATACTTGGTATCTAGCTGCCTATACTTATAATAAGGTCAGCATACAAGTCTATCTTGATGGTGTAACTGATGGAGCACCAACGGCAGAGGCAGGGAATATAGACAATGATGATGTCAGTCTTGTTATTGGGTTAAGACCAGCAGGTCCAGACGATAGACAATTTCAAGGCGATATTGGTGCAACATGGATTTACAATAGGGCTTTAAGTGCTGCTGAGATATTACATATCTATAATGCTACCAAATGGAGGTATCAATGAAAAAGTTCACAATTATAGTAGCCTTAATTCTATTAGTGTCATTGATGTTGAGTTCAGGTGCGGAAGCACAGCAACTTGAAAGCAGGCGTATCTTTACTGTTGTCTTGACAGGAACGGAGACAATGCCAGCACAATCATCCTATGACCGAATAATAGTAGCCCAGTTTATCCCCGAAGAGGATGTTACAATCATAGGTGTCCATATTAAAGTTGACCCAGTAGCCAGTTCAATGCTTTATGGGGATGGTGCAGCAGTGCTTCAAGCAGAACTTACTCCTGCTTTTACAGATTGGCAACCAATGCAGTTGGGATGTGCTCATTTTATTCAATGGCAAAAGGACGGTAGCATAGCCATTGAGCAAGAAAGCACACAGTTGATGTTCCCTGTAGGTTATGTGTATGAAGTAAGAGCAGGTGAGGTGATTAACTTGCTGTGTTCTGGCACGAATACCTCTCGCTATCCTGTGCGTGAACAACCAGTAGCAGAGATATTCTATGTGAAAGGGATACAGTGAAGGAG